TTCTGTCTTCGTAATATTTCTCTTAAACCATGCTGGAAGTCCTAAAAAAGGACGACTATCAAATTTATTCTCTTTACCTTTTTCACTAGTAACATCGTTATAATGGAAAAAAACTTGTCCACAATCTTTACCAGGAAAAGCTTCACGCCAATGTTCAATATCACATCCCGAATAAATTAACATATCCCCTGGTTCAAGGTTTACTGGGATTCCCGCTTGACCTTCTTTTCCTGTAGGATCTAAATAAATAGGCCAAGGATCCCCTCCTAAATTCAAAGTAGCAGAAACCTCACAGGCATCTCTATCCTTATGTCGATGAAGAACATCTCCTGTTTTATAAATTCTAGCATAGGCATAAGTTTCATTTAATTTATAGTCGGTTTCTTTTTCCATCTTTACTTTTAAAGCTTCTAACAATGTTTCCATTGCAGTGTCTGCATAATGAGAATAGGTATTAGGAGCCTGTGGGTCTGTCCACACTCCCCAATATTCCGCAAAGGGTGAGATATATTTTTCCTTTAATAAAAAATGACACACCTGTCTTTTCTTTAAAAAATAAGAGTAGACAAACGAGGCCAGCTCTTTGGAAATAGCTCCCCTTACTATTTTATATTTATTTCTTTTGAATGACATTTTTTCTTTTCTCCATTTTATGAGCGATGAGAGTTTCAACAAAATCAACAGAACGTTTCCTAGGATGTTGTCCCAACATCTCATGAATATATGCTGCTCGAACAGGATCAATATCCTTGAGTTTAATAATATTAATTACTTTATTTTTTTTAAATGACAGTGTAAACTCCTTCTATATAATTAATATTTAATACCAACCTATACTCTTCGTCTGTACAAGTACTTCCAGTATGTTCTTCTTTATTATCAAAAACAATCAACGTATTTTCTTTACTTAAAATTTTTTTACCAGTTTTAAATTTAGTATATCCATTATTTGTGTTTATATAAAATATGGCTGTTTTGATAGGTATTTTTTTATTATCATCATCTATATGATAACCGTGTTCTATGTGTTTACTAGTTTTTATTAATAAATTAGCTTTAGCTCTTAATAACATGTACATAGGTAGTTGTTCTATAAAAGGTTTTAAACTGTCAAAAAAAAGTGAATTTTTTTGTTGGTTTTTAAAAAAATAGTGAACGAACTGTTTTTCCTTTATATCAGGTAATATAATGTTTAAAAACCAAGGAAAATTATTTTTAAAAAACATATTTTTAAAGTTATTAAATTCTTCTGGTTTTAAATAATTTTCAATTATTTCCATTAGACAAAACTCCTTTATTTTTCTTGGACATTCAATACTCCTTTTGGTTTTTGTTTAATATTTAATACTCCTTTAGGGATGGCTTGACAGTTCCAATGTATAAATCTAAATGGGTCATATCCCATATCTACACTATACTGATGGGGTAGATAGGATGGAAAGAAAATCATTCGACCTGGTTTTACATCATAATTAATTTGGTGACTAGCATGAGTTACTCTATGAGGTTTTTTTTGAGGTAAAAGATTCATCACGTTTCCAGCTCGTGGATCTTCAAATACAGGTCTTGAAGTTTTCTCATTTGCTTTTAAAAAATAAAATCCAGACATATGACCATTCCAATGAGTGTGCAAAGTATGGTGTCCTCCTCCATCTTTAGCAAATTCCTGTACCCACATTTCTGTAACAAAGACTTGATGATGAGTTAAATCAAAACCCATTTCAAGTAATAGATTATGAGATGTGGAAATAATATAATGTGTGAGATCTTTAAAATTAGGATCCCTTATTAAAGGGGTTGAATGAAAAACATGACCCATGTCTCCTTTATCTCCAAAATCTTTATTTCTTTTATCTATCCCTTTTTTAAGATTATCTTTAGCCGTTTGAATATATTTATCTGAGGCGCTATTTAAATCATCAACAAATTCAGGAGCCTCAGCATTCCAAACAGGACATTTAAAATAGTCATCTCTGGATAGTTCTTTAGGAAATGTTAGTTTTTGTTTTTTAATGTTCATAATTTATATTAAAATATTTAAAATATTCTTTCCATAACAAAGGAATAAAAGGAAAACAAACAAAAGTGTTTCCTACATTATGCAAGTTGTTTTGTCTAAGATTTGTTTTAATAAATTCTAAAGTTTCTGTCCAAGTTTTATTAGTCAAATGTTTTTTAGTTTTTTCTCTAGTTGTTTTCCAAAAAGGAGTTTTAAAACTAGAACTTTCATTATAAACAAAAGCAATAAAATTTTCACATTTTTTAGACATGGCAGTGCATTCTTCATTTAGCCAATTTTCTGACTGGTCATTGTAAATGTGATCCCACATAAATCTATTTATTTGATCATACATCACACCAGACAAAGCTTCCAAAGGTTCAAAAAATACAGCTCTATTTCCATTTTTTAAGACTCTATTTTTTAAAAAAACTTTTGTATGATATGCTTTAAATTTAAATTCTTTTAAATTTAACTCTGTATTAAATATTTTTTTTAAATCTTGTTTAGCATCTTCTACAGATGTAATTTTATCATTAAACATATATCCATAATTTTGTCTTGTTTGTAATGGTATACCAAACATCCAACCATTTTCTGTTGCAATATGTTTTGTATAATTCCAATCTCCAGGTTTATTTATTGTGTGAACTAAAGCATGATTTAAAGGTAAAACATCAGAAACAATATAATCTTTAAAATCTGTAGGTGTTCCTCTACAATCAATAACATAATCATAAAAATAAATTTCATTATTAACCTTTATGCAAACAAGGTTATCTTTAGTTTCCACACTATCAATGTGTCCTACAATTTCTTTAAATTTTTTATTTTTTAATTTTGGAAAAATAATTTCTTTTAATTTAAAATTATTAAAATGAATTCCATAATGAGGGGGAATGATGTGTGAATAAAAATCTTTATCGTTCCAACCAGTGTATTTAACTCCGTATTTTACTGTAGCATCTAACTCGTTTGAATTTTCAAACATAGAAAAACCACTACCTAAAAAAAGATCATTTGGTAAATGAACATTGGTACTTTCACCTATACCTAAAATTTTTATGTCTTTGTCGTAAATACAATTAACTTCTACTTTAATCCCATAATTTAGCCAATGGCATACAGAAACAACTCCGGCCGTACCACACCCTAAAACTGCGATTTTCATTTAAAAGGCCATCCTAAACTCCAGATTACTAAACTATATCTTGTTCCACTTTCAACGGGACATACTCTGTGCCATACAGAACTGGGAAAAACTGCCAAAGATCCTTTAGATTGTATTTCGGTACATTTATGTGTGTCTCGTTTTTTCGAAGGGGCTGTGTTTTCAAAATCAAATTCTAAGTCCCCGCCTTCATAATCTTTTTCATTCGATAAAGATAACGTAAGAGACAGCTTTCTAATTTTTCCCTTTAAAGGATCTCCATCTTTTTTTTGATAAATTTCACCCCATCCATCACGATGCCAATCATAATATTGTCCTTTGTTATATTTGGTAAACTGACAGTGTTCGCTACAATCCCATTGAAAATTCCATTCCGCATTCTTATTGGCTCTATGAATATAAGGCTGAATTTCTCTATAGATCCAAGACTCATTCAACCAAACCACATCGGAGTCTCTGCTCTTTTTTAAATCTTTAATTTCATCTAAGGTTTTAGGCTCCCTAAAATCACCGGTGACGGCCATTTTATCTTTAATAGATTTAGCATATCTTACAATTTCATCACAAATTCTTTCTGGAACTGCTTTCTTGAAATGCCAATAATAATTTTTAAGTTGCATATGTCTTTATAAGACATTTATATATTAAAGAAATGTAAAAGTAAAGATTTGATCTAGATCAATTTTATACGGATACCCAAGTAAGACCAACTGGATCCCAATGAAAAACGGTGTCTGGATCTTCCTGAAATGCTGATTCCCAGTGTCCACCATCGTCATTCCAATATATTACACATTCTCTAACTGGATCACCATGCTCTAGAATTGTTGGATAAGGAACTGGAGCTTGCCACTTGTTATTACCATCTAATGACCATGATGCAAAAGGTTGTTGAGGTAAAAATATATCTTTTACTGGATCGTACACCATGCCTTGTCCTGCATAGTGTTTTCTCAAAGAATCATCTTTAAAAGTTTGTTTCCACATTCCACCTTTAAACAAATCATGACAGTATGTCTCGCCATCAACATGCTTGGGATTGTCTCCTAATGGACCATCAGCCGTTGGTACATCTTTACCAACCACAATTCCTCTTTTAACCACTAAATGTGTATCAGCTGTAAATCCTGTTGGATCTGTTTTTGATTCTAATTCTACAAAATGTAAATGTGTCTCGGCCATAATTTTATAATGTTAGTGTCCCCGTCACTGTAAAAGTTGCTACTGTGCAACATCCATCTACTGCAGATGTATTACACCCAGGCGCTAGTGCATAAGCTGCAGGTTTACAAGCCGTAGCCATTCTTACAAAAATTACTCCATCACCACCTTTGTATGAAGGTCCAGGATATCCAGCACCGCCACCACCACCCATGCCGTCTGTTCCTGCTGTACCCGGACCACCTCCACCGGTACCTTGACCATCGCCTCCACCACCAGGACCAGGATTACCACCAGAACCAGGTTGACCGTGCCCTCCAGCACCACCACCCAGTAGTGTTCCTAAAGGATAACCAGGAGCTATTGCATTACATGATCCAGCTCCACCGGGACCACCATTACTGCCACCATTAGTGCCAGCACCGCCAGCACCGCCACCACCGCCAGCGCTTGAAGCACCATAATTACCACCATCATTTCCTTGACATGCTGTACCCGAACCGCCAGCACCATTGGCAGCACCGCCGCCTCCAGAACCGCCAGGTCCACCTGTACATGTAACCGGTGGACCGTGAGCACCACCATATCCACCACCTATAGCAGTGAAAGATCCAAGTACAGAACTACATCCTTTAGTTCCTCTATCCGGTGTTGTTGCTGCTGCGCCTCCTGATCCAACAGTTACTGTAGTGTCGCTTCCTTCTTTTATATCAATTTTTGTACCACCGGGAAAAGAACTTAAAAGTCCCCCTGCTCCTCCTCCACCACCTGAGTTGCCTCCCCCGCTACCACCACCAGCAAGTACTAAATAATCTAAAGCTGCAAAATTATAGACCCAGTCTGAGTCTTTTACGTAATCGTATACAGTGTTTAATTGCCAAACGCCTGATGCGCTCCCACTTGATGTACAACCGTTTTGTACTACATTTGAAACACCGATTATTCCGCCATTACCTGAATTAGCCATAATAATTTAACCTCCTACGCGTCGTCTAATACTTCATATGAAATGAATAAATCTAAATCACTTACAGCACTAGCGCCACCTTTTAAGATATCACCTTCCATTAAATAAATGGGAGTATCTGATATTACTAAAGAAGCGTCGGCTGGGACTGAGATTGTTTTTGCTAAATAAACAGTTGCATCTGATCCAGTGGGAGTTAACCCATTTGCAGCTGCTGTTGACATACCATCTACGAATAAAGATACGTCTGCGGCAGATGAACCATCCACATTTGCTACTGTAATTCTATTAATTTTTAAAATTTTATCTGCGTCAACTGTTAACAATGTGTCTGTTGCAGTAGCAGATAAGTTCCAACCGTAATTACCACCGTAGATAGTTGAAACTGATACTATATTTACATTTGCCATAATTTAATTCCTTTGTTGTTATTACCCGAAAATCATTGCCATTGCAATAGCTTTTCCTGTTGATATTCCTGCGGATCCAAAGCTCACAGAACCTGATCCATCAGTTACTAATGCTTGATCAGCACTACCATCTGCTGATGGCAAAGTATATTGAGCTTGAGTCGCTAAAGTTGCTGCTGATCCTCTGGTACTTATCATACCTGAAGTTAAAATATCAGTTCCATTATGATAACAGAAAATGTTAGAATTCGGAGGAATAATAACCCCTGTAGCACTGGTCACTTTAAAAGTTAAAGTGTAGTTAGAACCCGTACGAGTAGTTTTATCTAAAACTAAAAATGCTTTTTCAATATTAACGGGACCTGTTCCAGCGGTCGCTGGAATATTTAAAATTCTATTTCCTGCTAAAGTGCCTGTCAGTTCAAGAATAAAATTTCTTCCAT